TACTTAGGCAACCTTCTTCGCAGCTTCAAGACCTGCTGTAAGGCGAGTGGGGTAATCATCACCAGCCTTAAGCCCAGCCTTGTAGGCTTTGTCGTTCTCGGACTTCATCTTCTTCGTCCAAGTCTTACGTGTGGGGTGACCTTCGATCACCACATTCGCTATAGGCTCAGGTGAATCCTGAACCTCGCTTGTAGCCTTCTTAGGCTTGTCAGCTTCGCTGAGGAAAGCCATGAGAACCTTCTGTGAAGCCTTCTCAACGATTTTGGCAAGCTGGTCTTCGGTTACGTATCTGGACATATCTCACTCCTGTGTGTGAGTTGTTCGGCATCCATACACACGCACTGTGTGTGCGGGTATGTGCCTGAAATTCCAGAGTGTTCTGCCGGAACTTCTAATTTCATTCTATCAGATTTTTTTCTGGGAAGTGGCTCGATTGCCCCGAAGCACTTTTCCAGATCCATCCACTCCATCCGACCTAAATAAAAGTGATCGTGGGAAAAAGCCCCCCCCCACAGGCGACCGACCGCCCGTACATATATATATATGGGACTCCTACTCTCGTCTACCCCCCCTTCCGAAAAGCCAAATCATATGAACGCTCCCCCTCCCATGAAAATAATACTTGACATCCTGTAATAGCGGTTGTATACTGGGGTTTCAACATAATAACAGGGGGTTATCATGGACACATTTGACAGGATATGGGACAGGTTATATCCTATAGTAGTATTCATAATATTTTCGGCATTCATCCCATTTATGATATGGGGTTTTTTTGCTCAGACAGCAGCATATCAGAAGGATTCTCGTAGGCCGACAGCCTATGACAGGTTTGTAGCTGAGGACAAGGCTATGCTTAAGGAGATACTTAAGGAGGATAGTCTTAAAAAGCCCCAGCCAGTACAGAAGAGGGAGACACCACCTCCTCCCCAGATATATAGTCACGGAGATAACGACTTCGACATTCCACTTCAACAGCTATTAGAAGGAAATCATGGACGATTATTATAATGGCCCACTTCAACAAGCAGGCATATGATGCTTGCGACAATAAAGCAAAGACAGCAGTAAGGTCATACCTAGATTCAAAGGGTATGTTCACGAATGTATATGAGGATTACGGCCCTGATATACAATCTTGGCGTAAAATCTACCATGAGGTTGAAATAAAATCGTCATGGGAAGATGAGTGGCCTACTATGTGGAGTACTGTTCACATTCCATATAGGAAGAAGAAGTACATGGATGGAGGTAAGAGTGTAATGTTTTGGGTATTAAACAAGGATTGCACTAAGGCTTGGCACATAGATGGCAAGTACATGAAGGAGGAGTATGTGAGTAACATACCTAACACTAGGTATCCTGATGGGGAGGATTTTTACAACATTCCCATTTCACTATGTCAACTAATAGAGGTAGTAATATGAAAACGGAGATAAGATTAGCAGCAGATGCTAACACTGGAGAAGGAGATATATCCATATCCCCCCACTTTGATAGTATGAATTCATTGTGGCAGATAGATGTATTACAGGATTGGATTGGAGATCTTACAAATGAATACAATAAGAGGCTGAGTGTATGGAAGAATGAGTTAAAGGAAGTAAGGAAGAAATGAATATTAAGATCAACGTCCCCCTAAGTGAGGCGGATTTATTTAATATAATGAAAGGTGGTACATATGAATGGGAACAAGTACCCCATAAGAAGGATAAGGAAGTCCGTGTGGATTTAATGCTTTATGGAGAAGGAGGGGAGAGCATATGGAAGGAGCTATTTGAAGAGTATCAAACAGACGATACATATAAGCTCGGAGACACAAAATAGATGCAACTACTGTGGAATGGTTACTGAAGCAGTCAGGGTGCATGGTCATGAGCAATGTATCAACTGTGGTACAAATGTAGAGCCATGTTGTGAAGGAGCATATGAGATCAATACCTATTGGTAGAAAGTATAATTGTGAAGAAGAGTGGTGGCATATGATAGATCCTAAGAAAAGCCAGAAGCAGAAGGATCAATGGATATCCTATGTAAATACGAAGCTGGATAATGAGAAATTAGTAGAGCAAGTTAATGAGGATGGCGAGATATTTGTGGACAAGTATCTTCATCCTCAATGCGAATTTATCAGGATAGTATTAAAAGATGCGGAAACCAGTCAAGAAAAGAGGGAACAGTAACGCCACCAAGGTTACAACAGGATCTAAGCACGAAGCCAAGCATCACAGGGAAGTAATGAAGGCTGCAGTAAGAGTTGATTATGAAGCCGGAATACTCACGAGATCCCAAATATGTGAGAAGTATGGATTCTGGCAGAGTACACTTACCAAGTATATCAATGCAGGAGACTGGAAGTATGCATCAAGGAGGGAAGAAGCCCTTACGACTATGCATACAAGGATGATCCAGAAGTATGCAGACGATAGGGCAAATATTTCCCACCAACACCTAGATGAATTAAACAACTTAAAGGAGAAGGTACTCAGTTCAAAGGATACCAGTGAATTAAATATCTGGTCTTCAAAGGCAGATACAGTGATGAAGATCATCCGTAGTGAAAGGATAGCACTGGCAATGCCGAATGAGTACAAGTATATAGAACAGAAGAATGAGAACGTATATAGGGTAGAGGATGCCCTTAAGGAACTAAATGTGCAGATGCATGGTGAGGTGATTGAGGGGGAAATTATTGCCGAGCCAAATAACAACACACTCTCACTAGAGATAATCAACGATGGGAAAAGGGAAGAGGCAGAAAACAGTAAAGGAACAGAAGCTGGAAAATGATGCCATTATGGATTCACGCAGGCAGTTGGCACTGATGTTGGGATGTGCTGCTGCTTCGTGGAAGTCTGGTATATCGTTTCAGGAGTTAATGATGGAGGCTAATAAGGCTGATACCACCCCGGAAACATTCTGGATGGAGATAGCAGATACAGTTGGGACTATGATATATATGGTGGAGAGTGAAGGCTAAAACTTGTTTTATATGCAATAAGGATCTTCCAAAAAGGAAGACAAGGTTCTGTTCAATAGCATGTTCAGAGTATAATGATGTTTTAAAAAGGAAGGCAATCACTCTAAGGTTGAGTACATTGATTGAACCTAGGGAGTGTATTAACTGTAATGGTATGTACACCCCTAAGACCAGTCGCCAAAAATTTTGCAGTCGGGCATGCTCAAATTTTTTGGCAGCCGAGTATCAAAAGAAGAGGAGGGCAGAAGCACGTGAGCTGACATTACGTAGTGGGGGGAAGGTTGTCAGGGGTGCAGGTAACAGGTCTAGGAAGATCGGACAGTATGCTAAGCCTACAGCCATTAATATACCTAAAACACTTGTAGGTACTGCTGTTTTTACTAGGGCAGATACAAAGGAAAGAGTGGATCTACAGTCTAAAGTAGAAGAATATCTTGCTAATGGTGGAAAGATACTGAAGTATGGAGATCAACCAGCTATAACCACAAGTGACAGTATTACTAAATGGGAGATATCCAGTGAAGAACAGGATATAGCAATAGAAAAGTATAGAGTATTAAATGCATATAATGGGAATTGACCCCGGTTTCTCAGGGGCAATAGCAGTATTAGATGAGAACTTAACAATAGAATTTGTAATGGATATGCCTATTATTATGGTAGGCAAGAAGAGGGAACTAGATGAGGCAAAGCTAGCAACTATATTTGGAAGGTGGAGACTTAGGCCCATGAGTATCGGACTTGAGAAAAGCCAGACAATGCCAAAGCAGGGTATAGTTTCTACTGGAAGATACATGGCTTCATATGGTTTCCTTCGTGGATTATGTGTGGGTAATGGAATACCCTATCATTTGATTCAGCCTCAGTCATGGAAGAAGGCTATGATGCCTGATATGGGCAGGGAAAAGGGTGCGTCTATACAGAAGGTGACGCAGCTTTATCCTGAGTTATCACTTACAAGAGTTAAAGACCATGGGATTGCTGATGCCGTACTCATTGCAAGATATTTAAAATTAAATATATTGAATGGCACAACAATCTCCAAGGATGGATGATAAGGAGGCGATGCAGGAGCTGATGGATCGGCTTCAGGATCACGATACTTATTTTCAATATTGTTTAAAGATTCAGGAATTAGGCACAAAGAAGCTGATTCCTTTTGTGATGAATCCTGTGCAGAAGATCTTGCATGGGATAGCACAGAAACAGTTAGAAGAACAGGGACATGTAAGGATAATTGTCTTGAAAGCAAGGCGATTCGGTATATCCACTTATGTTCAGGCACGGATGTTCAAACGTGCTGCCACCCAGTTTAATCAGTTAGTGCATATCTGCACACATTCCAAGAATACAACTTCAGAAATGTTTGCCATGACGAAAGTTATGGAACAGAACTACCCCGATTTTATTAAACCACTGTCACATTACTCAGGAAAGCAGGAACTTACATGGGGTTCCAGTGATGGCAAGGGGTTGAACTCTAGGTATGGTATGTCTACTGTAGAAGGATCTGAGGTAGTCGGTGCGGGGATCGACATGCTTCATTGTTCCGAGGTTGCCCGTTGGGGTAGTCGTGCCCGTGAGTATGCAACTGGTATGATGAACTGTGTTGTACAGGGGTATGGCACGGAGATCTGGATGGAGAGTACTGCAAAGGGGGTTGGGAATTATTTTGAGAAAGAATGGTGGAGGGCAGATAAGGATGCAAGTGGACTTAAGACTATATTTTTTCCTTGGTTTGTATTTGAGGAATATCAAACGGAACTGAGCGAGGAAGAACTTAAGGATGATTCATTTAGGAAATCATTAGGTACAAACCCTGTATATGGTGGAGATGAAGAAAAGAACCTTCTGGGAGTAGAGACATCCTATGAAACAGGTGACGGGTTGTTTGAGTTTGAGGTTACACTTGAACACATGAAGTGGCGTAGGAATAAAATTATCTCACCTGAATGTCAGGGTGATCTAAATATATTCCATCAGGAATACCCTACTACTGCGAGAGAAGCTTTTGTCGCATCAGGTAGGAGTGCATTTGATTCAGTAACCTTAACAAAGATGTGGTTTGAAGCAGAAGAAAGAGAACGAGACTTTCCACCTAAGCGTTTTGTGATCCCTGTTAATGGGTTTCAGAATGTAGGTGGGGAAGAAAAGATGAGATATTTTATGGAAACAAAGCCGGATGGAGAGTTTACTGTGTTCAATCCACCTCAGGAAGGCAGGCACTACAGGATAGGAGTTGATGTGGCAGAGGGGATAATGTCTGAGACAGGCGATACGGATTACTCTGTAGTCACAGTGCTAGATGCTGAAACATATGAGGAGTGTGGCACATGGTGTGCACGTATAGACCCAGACCTACTTGCATGGATAATAGTTACTATAGGTAAATGGTATAACCATGCCCTTGTTGCAGTAGAGAATAATAATCATGGGCTATTAACATTGAAGTTCTTATCATTGATCCATCATTACGACAATATATACATAGAGAAGGCTCTGGATGAGCGTGGGCAAAGACAGAAGAAAAGATTAGGGTTCAATACTAACATAAAAACAAGGAAGTTAATACTTGATTTGTTGCGAAGACTTATACGTGAAGAACAGATTGAATTGTTTTCCAAGGCTACAATTGATGAACTTCAAACATTTGTTATACATAACAATGGTAAGGAGGCAGCCCAACACGGATGTCATGACGATAGGGTGATGTCATTAGCTATTGCTGGGTATATGTGTTATATGCATCCGCATCTTCCGGGGCCACCAATGCCCTCTCAACCTAAATCTCAAAGAAGAGAATATTACGTGAGGGCGTGAATGGATAGAATTAAAATATGTGAACAGTGTGGCGTTGAATATACTGCAAACAAATTCCAATATTCAAAACAGAGATACTGTACTAGGAGTTGTAAGGATAAGCGTAGGTGGGAGAAGCAAATCATATCAGGGGATATAAGGCATAAGAAGGGTGGCTATAATAGATCAACCTATATTACGAAGTGGATGGAGGCTAGGCTGTCAGACAACACAGCACCATGCCATTACTGTAAGGTAAGGTTAACGCCAGAGGATTTTGTTCTTGATCACATGACTCCGGTAGCAAAGCTTAGTACCAAGGCTGAAATGATTGAGGAATCTAATCTAGTGGTGGCATGTCGTAAGTGCAATCAGGCTAAAGGGAGTATAGGTTATGAGGAGTTCTTAGAGCATATAAAGGTAGGTTAATAAATATTTATATTGACAGACGTTTTTCTGCATTTTAATCTGATAATGGTTAAATGTCAGAAAAAAAGATGCTCAGATCTCTCTGTACTGCATAGAAATACTATAGTGCATACTATGACACCTCCTGAAAATCCCATGAAATATGGATATAAGAAACCAATCAGAAATAATCAACCCCCAGTATATCAACATAAAGTCGTAAGAAAGCAAACTAGAAAGAGGTAACTATGACAAGAAAAACGAAAACTAAGAAATGGCAAAAGACTGGTCTTGAAACTAATGCTGATATTCTGGAAAGAATAGGAGGTGCTGGTGGAGCAGCGAAGAGATACTCGCAGAAGAAAAGGCCAGATATAATGAATTTACGAAAAAAATCTAAGCCACTTACAACTAAATCTGAATCGGCAAAAATGGTTAGGGCTAATAAGGCGGAGATAGCAGGCAAAAAGAAAAAGACTTCCAATACAAAAGCACGATTAGTAAA